GGTATTTCTTAATGATGACTTTGAAGGTGGTAAGTTTTACATACAGAATGCAAATGAAAGGATGTACCCACCACAAAAGAAAGGAACGATACTAACATTCCCATCCTACATGCCTCATGGTGTAGAACCAGTTACAAAGGGAGTCAGGTATTCCGTTGTAACTTGGATGGTAGGACCCTACTTTAAATAAAAGGAACAGATATGCCAGCGGTAACTAGATTAGGAGATGTGTGTACAGGACATGGGTGCTTTCCACCTAGAGTCAATGACCAAGCAAGTAACAATGTATTTGTTAATGGTATTGGTGTGCATAGACAAGGTGATCATTGGGTAACACATTGTTGTGGACCAACATGTCATGACGGTAGTTTACAAACAGGTTCATCTTCAGTGTATGTCAACGGTATACCTGCAGCAAGGATAGGAGATCCAATTAGTTGTGGATCTATTTCAGCTCAAGGCTCTCCTTCTGTATTTTTCGGTTAAAACGGTTATAAATAATATATGGCACGAAATACTAGAACATTCTCAGATTTAGATCTTAACTTTACCGCACATCCTGCAACTAAAGATGTGGCAATAAAGTATGACGAAGAAGCAATTAAAGCTTCCGTTCGTAATTTAATATTAACTCAAAATTATGAGAGACCGTTTCATAGTGAGATTGGATCTCAGATACGAGGATTGCTATTTGAACCAGCATCCCCAACACTTAATATTTTATTAAAAAGAGCTATTACTGATACTATTAATAACTTTGAACCAAGAGTAAATTTAATACAAGTAGATATTACATTTTCTCCTGATGATAATTATGTAGAATGTAGTATCTATTTTACCATAATAAATACTACTAGACCTGTACAGGTCAATCTAATCTTAACGAGAACAAGATAAATGGCACATACCGAAAATAAAAAAATATCAGTCGCTGAACTCGATTTTGATGCAATTAAGTCAAATTTAAAAACATACCTAGAAGGTCAAGCAACATTTGCTGACTATGACTTTGAAGGTGCTGGACTATCCGTCCTTTTAGACACACTTGCATACAATACCCATTACAACGCTCTATATACTAACTTAGCAGTCAACGAATCGTTTTTAGATTCAGCTAGCAAGCGATCAAGCATCGTTTCTCGAGCTAAAGAAATTGGGTACGTTCCATATTCAGCAACAGGTGCAACAGCAAGAATTAATATAACAGTAACTGGTACATCTAGTACACCTGCTTCATTGACAATTCCTGCCAATACTCCGTTTTCGACAACAATTGATGGTAAATCATATAACTTTTATAATATAGATGCTGCGATAGCAGTATTAAGCGGATCAACATATACATTTACTAATGTTGATGTTAAAGAAGGGTCCCCACTAACATTTAGATATACTGTTGCAGATGGTGCAAAATATATTCTCCCAAATTTAGATGTAGATCTTAGTACATTAAAAGTAAGAGTACAAGAAAACTTATCTAGTTCAGTATTTGAAACTTATAATAACCAAGAAAATATATTAGAAATAGATAGTACAACCCCAGTATATTTTGTTAAAGAAATTGAAGGACAGCTTTACGAATTAGAATTTGGTAATGGTACAATTGGTAAAGCATTAGCCAATGGTAATGTTGTAACATTAACTTATATGACTACTAACAAAGCAGATGCTAATGGTGCTCGTGTCTTTTCATATCAAGGTCCAACATTATTAAGTGGTAATGTTGCAGTAACAACAGTTATTGCTGCGATTAATGGAAGTGATATTGAAGAAATAGACTCTATTAAATATAATGCTCCTAGGTCTTATACTTCTCAAAACAGAGCAGTAACCGTTGATGATTATAAATCACTTTTATTTAAATCATATCCAGAAGCTGAGTCTATCAATATATGGGGAGGAGAAGATAATATACCTGCTCAATATGGTAAAGTATTTATATCCATTAAACCTAAAACAACAACATATTTAACCGATGCACAAAAGAGTTTAATTGTCAATGAAATTCTTAAAACAAAGAATGTGGTATCAATTACTCCAGAAGTAGTCAATCCAGAATACATCAATCTATCACTTAATGTTACTGCATATTATAATCCAAGAATTACTACTCGAAGTATTAATGATATGAAAGCTCTTATAGTTCAAACAATTGAAGATTATAATGATAATCACTTAAATTCTTTTGATGGCATATTTAGGTATTCTAATTTAACTAGCTTAATTGATGAAACAGAAGAATCAATTGTTAGTCATATTATGACCATTAAATTACATAGAGAAATTGAAGTTGCATATAATACAAATCAAACATATACTATTAATTTAGGCAATCCCATTTATGCGTCAGGTGTTCCAGAAGAGTCTATAACATCTTCAGGATTTTTTATTCCAGGCAATGCAAATGTTATGTACCTAGAAGATAATCCAACTAATAAAACAACAGGTACTATTCGTATGTATTATTTTGTTAATGACATTAAAACTTATGTTAGAACATTTGGATCTGTTGAGTATGCTTCAGGAACAATAGTATTAAACGAATTAGAAATTTCAGGCATTGACTCTACAACAAGTGGTATCTTTGAATTGTTTATTAAACCACAAAGTAATGATGTGGTTTCAGTAAGAAATCAATTAGTGTTTATTCCAGATGATCAAATTAATGTATCTGTTATTGTAGATCAAGTTGCTACTGGCGATCAAGCTGGTGGTAGTAATTATGTATTCACTTCGAGTAGAAATTAATGGCTGTTAATTTATCTACTTATGTAACAAAACAATTACCTGAATTTGTACGTTCAGATTATCCGCTATTTGTTGAGTTTATTCAAGCATATTATGAATACTTAAATCAATATGAAAAACGTAATTTAACAGAACTTAGAGATGTTGATCAAACACTAGATTCTTTTATTCAGTATTTTAAAAAAGAATTAGATGTACTTGGAGAAAGCTATCCATATATCGATCAGAGATTATTTTTAAGAAAAGCTAAACAATTATTTGTCGCAAAAGGTACAGAAACTGCATATAAGTTTCTATTTAAAGTATTATATAATAAACCATCTGAAATTTCTTATCCATGGGATTCTGTTCTTAAAGCATCTGATGGTAAATGGAATCAAGAAATGTCTATCTTTGTTGATATGACAAATGGTTCAGCAGAAGATCTTGTATCACAAAGAATTGATATCATTGGAAATAATATAACAATTAAAGTATTTGTTCCAAGAATTAAATTTATACGAAATAATATCTATGAAATTTTTATTGATAAAAACTATTTTGGAACAATACTACCAGAATATACTATAAAGTTTGGAACTATTACAGGAAATATTGTTCCCACTACAGTAAAAGCTACTATTGTTAGACCTGGAATTGGATTTAGAGTTGGTGAGTTGATTGAAGGCATTACAGTATCAGGTGGTGATACTATTACGCAACTATTAAAAGTTACTAAGGTAAATTCTACTGGAGGTATTACTGGAGTTGCAACAATTAGATTTGGAGCTGGATATCAATCTGACTTTTTCTTATTAAAATCTAAAACTACTCTTGATATATCTGGGTCATCTATATCAATTGATAAAAATTTAACACAACAATATTCTATTCCAGATGATACTTTTATTGAAGAGTATAAAGAATATGGATATATGCTTAATCCCGATTACTTTACTGATATTTTTGGCGAAGCCACTTATGTAGGTACTGTTATTAGACAGTTTTACGAAGAAACTAATATTGGTGAAAATGAAGCTACTAATTTTGCATTGATTAAATTTGATATTGGTGCAGTTGCAAAGTATCAAGGGCACTATGTAACAAATGATGGATTTTTAGATGATGATATATTTTTACAAGATAGTAGATATTATCAAAAATATTCATACTTAATTACAGTAGATGAAAAATTAGAAAGCTATAAAGCATTAGCAAAAGCATATATTCATCCAGCTGGTACAGCAATATTTGGTGAGTATCAAATACAAAATACCTTTACTAGTGGTATTAATGGTACTATTGAATTAGGCGAATGGCAATCAGCTGCTACATTTACCACTATAAATACTACCGTTGGTACCAACACGATTGCTTATCCATCTGATGGTGGTGGTAAAATTAGAATTGATCCATATGATGAAAGCTACAGTGATATTGATGAATACTTTAATCCTCCAGTGACATATACATTTTATGGAGATGGTAGAAACGTATTAGGAAGTACAACAACAGTAAGTGATTCATCACCTACAATAACAGGACCTTAGGAGTAAGCATGTTAAACGACAATGTTAAAATGACAGGGCGTTTGTCAATTAAAAAATACGATGAAAACGGTAAAGAAGTCTTTAAGACCGAAGTACCCAATCTTGTAGTAACGTCAGGAAAAGAATTTATTGCAAATAGACTATTAGCAGATACATTAGATCCAATTGGATTTATGTCTGTTGGAGATGATGCTTCAACTGCCGCAGTATCTCAAACGGCATTACAAAACGAATTAGCTAGAGTTGCTACATCAGCTGCTGATGCAGTAGGAACTTCATCTACATTTTCAGCAACCTTTCCAGCTGGTACAGGAACAGGTGCATTAGTTGAAGCAGGTTTATTTAATACATCAAGTTCAAGTGTTAAAACATTTGATGCTGATAACGATGTTGATGATGGCTCAGATGTGATTAGTATTGCGTCACATGGGTTTAACACTTCAGATAAAGTAACTTATACCGATGGTGGTGGAACTGCTATTACTGGTTTAGTTGATGGTGGTACATATTATGTTATTGATGTTGATGGTGAATCCCTTAAATTAGCATCTTCTGCTGTAAATGCGGGTCTTGGAACTCAGATAAATATAACAGGAACAAGTGGAACTAACCACAAGTTAACTTTTGGAAATATGTTGTGCAGAACCACATTTCCAGTAATTACTA